AACACTTTTAATTCAGCAATTACTAAGCTCGTTTTAGGTAAGCACGGATACCATGAGAAGATGGATCAAGACATCACAACTAAGGGTGAAGCTATGCCAACTACAATTGAGTTAGTAGCTAAGAAGTGAAGGCAGAAATAGAACTACCACCAAAGCTCGTACCAATCTTTGAAGGTCAAGCGAGGTATCGTATAGCCTATGGCGGGCGCGGCAGTGGAAAAACACGCTCGTTTGCGCTGATGACTGCAATCAAAGGTTATCAATGGGGTAACTCAGTACCACCAACTAAAGGACAAATCTTATGTGGTCGTGAGTTTATGAACTCGCTTAACGATTCTTCATTAGAGGAGATTAAGTCAGCTATATTGTCTGTGCCTTTTCTTGCTGATTACTATGAGATCGGAGAGAAGTACATTAGATCAAAAGATGGCAACATTACATATACATTCGCAGGTCTTAGAAGATCACTAGAGTCAATTAAATCTAAGGCAAGAATACTGTTAGCTTGGGTTGATGAAGCAGAACAGGTTAGTGCAAAAGCGTGGAACTTGTTGCTGCCGAGTGTCAGGGAAGTGAATAGTGAAGTATGGATTACATATAACCCTGAGTCAAAGTACAGCGCAACACACGAAAGATTTAGAGAGAATCCACCTAAAGATGCTCGGTTGGTGCAATTGAACTACACCGATAATCCGTGGTTCCCGGACGTCTTGGAGCAAACTAGACTAGAAGATAAAGAAAAAAGACCTGACCAGTATGAACATATTTGGCTTGGAGCGTTTCAAATTTTTCAGGAAGGAAGTTACTATGCTTCTGAAATGCGCAGAGCAAGAGATGAAGATCGTATAACAAAAGTTAGATATGATCGTGGGAAAGGTGTTGTCGTCAGCTTCGATTTGGGTGTTGGAGATAGCACAGCAATGTGGTTTGCACAGTTTATAGGAACAGAAGTACATCTAATAGATTACTATGAAGCATCAGGTGTTGGTCTTGATCACTATGTTAAGGTGTTACAAGACAAAGGTTACATCTACGATCAATACATATTCCCACATGATATTAGAGTCAGGGAGCTTGGATCAGGTAAGTCAAGGCTTGAAACATTAGAAGGCATGGGTATTCACGCAGACAAAACAGAGATAGCACCACAGTTATTGATTGAAGATGGCATACAAAAAGTTAGAGAGATGCTAGACAAATGCTACTTTGATGAGGAAAAGTGTGAACGTGGCATTGATTGTTTGTTAAACTATAGCAAAAAATGGGATGATTCAGGAGCAACGTGGAGGATGCGACCTGATCACAATTGGGCATCACATGGTGCAGATAGCTTTCGTTACCTTTCAATAGGCTATCAACCTTACAATGAAGCATGGGATAAACCAATTAGAAGAAATCTACAAGGAGTAGTATGAAAAGTGTCTTTAGTAGTATTTGGGATGTTGTTAAGCCTGAAGTAACAGGTTTTTTAGGAACTGAAGATTCTAGGCAAGATAAAGTAACTAGCCTTTTAATAGATAAACCATTTGAATTTGGTAAGGACTTAGGTCTTTATGGTAACAAGATACAAGCTCCTGAACTTATAGATACTACAAACCCCAATAACACAGTTAAACAAAATGCCATAGCAAGTTTTAATGACTCGATAGCTAACATGGCGCAAGACTCAGAAATATTTAGAAAAAACTTACCATCAAGTCTATTTGAAATTGGAGAGTTTGGTATTGATCTAGCAATGAATCCAATCAAGTATGGTAAAGAAGCTCTTAATTTAGGTTCAGGTTTTGCCACAATGCCTTTTGAAAATATTGACAACGCAACTAATGAAGAAATGGCACGTATGGTTGTTGACTCAACAATAGATTTCTTTAAGACAGAAGGCGCAATGAGAAAAGCGGCACTTGAAAACCCAGCTGATGTGTTAGCTATTATGTTTGGTGGTGCTTCAGGCATAAAAAAGTTACAAAACTTAAAACCTGAAACTAAAGAACGCATTATGACAACCATTAGAAACGTAGGTGCTACACCTGTTGGTTTGTCAATGAAAGATGTCAGCAATGACAGACAGTTAGCAAACGTAGACGAAGCGGGTTTCTATTCTAAAGCACAGCAAGTAATATTAGATAGTATGCCAAATGAATTAGGTCAAGATCAAGTACGAGGTTGGTTTGAAAACAGAGGTGTATCACAAGTTGAGTTAGCTGATTTAGGAATACTTTCTTTAGTTGATAACATGGAGGAAGGTAAAAAAATAACTAAAGAAGGATTGTTAGAACACATTGCTGATCAACAATTAACATTCTCAGGAACAACTTTAGCTGACACAAATAACTTTGATTATGATTCTAATCTTTATGATCCAGCTAATCATTCACTTCAAATGCCTGATGCTACTGCTGACTTTATGAATAGATACAATGGTGGCGATGTAAATTGGAATCAAATTTTAACAAGTGATGATGAACCTGATGATTGGTTAGATATACAAGGAAACAATTGGAGGTTATCACCTGATAGTGAAGAAAGAGCTGGGATGTACGGTGACGATATATTTGTAGATGAAATAGGTTCAAGTGAAAGAATTAACCCATCACCTGATGGTGAAATTGCTAGAACTATGGGTGGTAGCAGAAATCATTATCCTTTTAACAACGTACCTGATAGAGAAAGAATGGAAGGTGATCCTGACATTGGTTACAATGCAGATTTTAGGGATCATATGGATATATCTAATTTAACACTTGTTAGATACATGCATGAAGCTAATCCTGAAAGGTATCCTAAAACAAAATCTATGGAGTTAAAAGGCTTATATTCTTTGTTAGAAAATAATAGAAGTCTTAGAGAGGATCGAGCAACAAACCCTGAAATTATACAATTATTAAGAGATAACGCAGAATCAGACGAATCGTTACAAGAACAAATCGCAATGCTAGAAGCTGACATTATGGATGATATACGTAGTGGCAATCTTGAGTGGGATATAGAAATGCTACGAGAAGCTGATGGACTGAATTCTCCATATGATATGACAGGAATAAATAGACGTAAATATGATATACAAGATGCACTAGGAAAAATGGGTAGAGATTTATATCTAAATGATCCTGAATTTGAAATATCTATACCTGTAGAAGATGTAGACTATACAGCTTATGGTAATGATAGCATTGGCTACAGAATATCAACACCTCATGATGGATTTGATCACAACAGTAGCGATTTAGAAGATATTTATGATTTACCAGCTTTAGAATCAGGCATTTTAGAACATGCAAGACAAGAGGGTTATCTTGATTCTGATAATGCTCTTGATGATAGGGTAAGCGATGGCAGTCCAAATTGGGAACAATTTACATTAAATAGACAACATCCTGAAGCTCGTAAAGATAATTACAAAGAAGAATTAATTATACTAACTCCTGATTCAGAACAAAGACGTGGTGGTTACCAGTTTGAAAGTGGAGTGCATTATCGTGGACACAAAAACTTATTTGCCCATTTAAGAAAATCAGATAGATTAGAAGTTGGCACATCATCACCTGATGTGTATTTTATTGAAGAATTGCAATCAGATTTTCAACAAACACGAAGGGAATTAGGTGCGACAAAAGAAGAAACAGACGATTTAAAATATAAGAACCGTATGAATACTTATGATACTGGTGTGATGATAGATGCGTGGGAAGATTTAGGTGATGGTTCAGATTTAGCATCATTTACAGCTACTACTAATAATGGTGAATTAGCATGGAAAAAACTGGTTGAAACGCAAGAACAAAAAGATTTATACAAACAAGCAATGTTAACTCAAACAAATGCATATCAATTAGCTAACTTTCAATCTACTTCAGGTGATGTTAAGAAAAACGCTAGAGCGCAAATAAAAGAGTGGGAAGATACTTGGGATGTAAACCCTAAGAACCCTGATTCACCAAATTGGAGTGGTATGAGTAGGGATGATTATTATGAACTAGGTCAATATTTAAGTAAACATATAGATGCATTAAATAAAACACATCGTAAACTGGATAACCACTCACACACTAGCAGAACACCAATACAAGGAGATCGTTGGTACACAACATCTTTAAATTATGCGATTATGAAAGCTGTTGAAGAAGGTAAAAACACTATAGCGTGGGCAACTTCTGATCAAATATTAGATCAATGGAATCCAACTAGAGGTACAGATCACAATAAAAAAATTAACTTTAAAGAAAGCTATTCAAACACTTACGACAAAAAGCTACCTAAAATAGCTAAAAAACTAGCAAAAAAATATGGTGGTGAATTTGAAGTTATTAAAATTGATCTTGGTAATGGCAACTTTAGTGAAAACTATTCTATTCGTTTAACACCTGAAATGATTGATAACATGATAGAAGAATTCCCAGCAGACACAGAGTCAGGATTTGCTAGACCGACACATGGTAAACTAAAACAAATACCTTCAGGCTTGTTACAAACTGACATCATTGAACAACAAGGACTATTAGCATGACCAAAGAAGAATTTATGAAGCAAGTATTAGGTGCGCAATTTACCGAAAACGAAATGCGAAAAGGACTTCTTGATCCTGATATGGTAATGCGTAAAGCAAAAGATAAATATGGCGCTCAGTATTCAGAAAACGAAATGAAAGGTTTAATGGATATACCTATCAAACAAACACAAGCAGAAACATCAGATACTCCGTGGAGAGAAGAAACAGACAATTTAGTTAAAACACAGTTTGAATCACAATTTGGCTACCCTATTTACGAGAATGAATTTGGTACAAAAATGTCTGAAAAATCTACGACCATACCCTTTGGTGGACAGTTTTTAAACTTTAGAACTATTATTGATGGGAAAAAGTTAGATGATCGTGGTGTCATGAATATGTTCTTAAATGGGCAACTAGAACCTACTAGCGTACATAAAACACTTGAAGAAGCTATTGAATCTGCTAAAATCCGAAGTGAAGGTATCAAACATATGCTCCCAAAAGGAACATATGCACGTGATAATGAAGGTGATATGTACACAGGAGAAAACACTCCGTCAAAGAATTTAGGTATTGGTGATCAAGCGAGTACAAACAATAAGTATTATGACGATATATTAGAAATCTATTTGCCAATGAATTATCAGAGAATGGGTGGCACAGGAGATGAAAGATTTAGACAAGGTACAGATGGTTTTGGTTTTGATGATTACGGACATGGTGCTGACAGAAATTACTTTAACAACATTATGATGAATACTAGATATAACCCATTAAACTTTAGCTAGGATGTAATATGGCATTAAATACATACACAGCACTAAAAACAAGTATTGCAGATTTCTTAAACCGTGATGATCTAACTTCAGTTATTCCTGACTTCATTTCTTTAGCAGAAGCTCAGATGAACAGAGATGTTAGACATTGGAAAATGGAAGCAAGATCAAGTGGACAACAATCAAGTGGTGACGAGTACATGCAATTTCCTGCTGATTGGATAGAAACGATAAGATTGCATTTAACAGGCACAGGAACTACTGTCGTTAATTTAGTTTCACGAGATGCTATGGCTGACAAACGTGCAGCTAATGAAAATGCAACAGGTACACCAAGAATGTACACACACGCTGATGGGCAGTTTCAATTGTATCCTACACCATCAGTAGACACAGATTTTGAGTTACTTTACTATCAGAAGATACCTTCTCTTAGTAGTAACGCAGATAATTGGCTTTTACTAGAAGCGCCTGATGTATACCTCTATGGAGCGTTATTACACTCAGCACCGTACTTAGCAGAAGATCAAAGGGTAGCAGTTTGGGCGCAGATGTATAGCGCAGCAGTTGCTAGATTAAATGAAAGCTCTGACGATGCTAGGTTTAGTGGATCAGGGTTAACACTTAAAGTGAGAGGATTAGTATGAGTTTTACAAACTTTTTAGAAACAGAGATATTAGACCACGTATTTGCTGGTGCTGCGTACACAGCTCCATCGACTAAATACTTAGCTTTATTTACAGGCGCTCCGGGTGAAACTGGTGGTGGTACTGAAGTTAGTGGTGGTGGTTATGCACGTCAGACAGTTGCATTTACAACATCAGGCAACACTACGTCTAATAATGCGGCAGTAGAATATCCTACAGCGACAGCTAACTATGGAACAGTAACACACGTTGCAGTTTTTGATGCTTCTACATCAGGAAACATGATGGCTTATGCGGCTCTATCGTCAAATAAGACTATTGAAACTGGTGACGTGTTTCGTGTGCCATCAGGTGACCTAGACATTACACTTAACTAATTAAGTAAATGGCTTTTGAGTATGGTGAATCGTATTTCGGTTTACGCTCTTTTGGCTCAAGTGCAGGTGATGTAAAGGATGCTTCTGCTACAGTAACTGCTACTTCAGGTGCTAATGGTGTAGATTGGATTGTCACTATGGGTGGCGATGCTTCTACGACTGCAACATCTAGTGCTACTTGTAGTGGTGAAGTAGTTATTATTGAAGATACTTCTTCTCGTCTATATGGCGATTGGCAGTATGGTGTTGGTGTATTTGATGGTGATGACAACTTACAAACAGTAGTCACAGCAACGTCAAGTGCTACAGCAGTAGGTGCTAGAGTTAGAATTGCGACAGCAACTGCTACTGCTAACTCAGGCATGACTGTCGGTGTTAGACGTGTACCTGAAGGTTCAGCACTTATTAACGGTGCATCAACGACTACAGTAACAACTACTGGTAATGGTGCAAGAGTAAGAACTGGTCAAGCTACATCGACTACAACATCTAGCATAACTGAGAGTGTGATGCGTGTTCGCACAAGTCC